ATCCGAAAGGGTAGGTTGCACGGGCAATTGATGCCCTCTCAAAATATGCAAGCAATCCAAACAAAATACCTACCTCCCACGGACACCAAAGGTGCCCGCATCAAAGCAACCTGTGAAAGGGGAACCCGTACAATCCCGTACCCCTATGAATTGTCCGGTGATTCGGTTCATCGGGAAGCCGCGTTGCAACTTGTGGAAATGTTCGTTGCCCAAGATTGGAAGGAGCGGTCCACGCCCCCATCGCAGAACCCGTGGAAAAGGGTTTTCATTACTGGTTCCCTTCCCGATGGAACTATGGCCCATGTTTTCCTTTGAACCGATGAAAACCGCTTTTGATCTCATTCAGCGCGATGCCTTCAAGTGCGCCGTGGGCCGTGCGATTTTCTGCTGCCACCCAGACTGCGGGGTAATTCTGGACTATCGGCGGGCTGTGGAACTATCCGCTTGCAAGGGTGAAAAGTACGTTTCGGTGAAGGTGTTCTGCGCCGATTGCGCCGACCGAGTCCGCCCCGTGATTGAGGAGAAGCTTGTTCCCCTTGGCATGCGTCTCGAGGTCATCGATGGAAGGAAGTTCCGATGAAGCCTCTTTTGCGAGTCCTAGGCTACCTTGGGCTGTGCTTGCTGTTTACCCTCCTATTGATCCTCTCCGCCCTCGCCGGTAACTAACCCAAGCCAATCGTCACGCCCCGTAGGCTCACCCCTACGGGGCTCTTTCTTTGCCCCGATAGTGTCCACCGCCCGCCCGCTTTCCCTTCCTTAGTGGGCCATTCCTTCCTTCGATGGTTCCCCCCCTACCTTCCGCCAGGTTATTTACATAGCACTCCAGGGCAAGACATCCCATGTCCCACCCCGTTACATCCCCTGCGACCTTGCCGGTATCATACCGAAATCTGTTTCGGGATCATGCGATCTCATGGTGCGGTATTCCAGATCTTGCATATGCCATACGGAATTCGGAATTCGGAAACCAGAAATCGGGAATCGGCCCCGTCCACCGAATTCTCCACCACCGAAAGATTTCCTCTTGACCACCGGGATGATGGTGCGGTAGGTTGGTCCCCGATATGAAACTCAACGAGATCAAAGAGGCTGTTCTGTCCGGCAAGGTGGTGCATTGGAAGAATGGTGCGTATCGGGTGACCTATTCCCCGCGCACCAATTCCTTCCTGATCGAGTGCGTCCTGAACGGGGACTGCATCGGACTGACATGGACCAATGGCGTGACCATGAACGGGGAGGAGAAAGACTTCTTCATCGATCCGGAGCGGCTGGTGGCGACCTTCCGCAAGCCCTGCGGCGGCGTGGTGGTGGACAAGGATACCTACCACGAGCCGATGGCCGAGGCCCGTGAGGCTGCTGAGGAGGACGCTCATCGCTACGGGTGGGAGTTGGTGGATGTGACCTCAAACATTTAACACTATGGGATCATGGATAGTACCAAAACAATTACGCACATCAGTCTATGCACCGGTTACGGAGGTATGGACATTGGGCTTTGTAGAGTTATCCGAGGTATGCGGACAGTTGCTTATGCGGAGATCGACTTATTCGCAATCGAAGTATTACTTACGCGAATGGAAGCGGGGCAACTTGATTCGGCTCCGATCTGGACTGATATACGGGATTTCCCGTGGGAATCGTTTCACGGATGCGTGGACATCCTTAGTGCGGGCTATCCGTGCCAGCCATTCAGCCATGCCGGACTCCGCAAAGGAGAGGACGATGAGCGGCATCTCTGGCCCCACATCAAGCGAGGGATCGAGGCAGTTAAACCTGCGGTTGTCTTCCTCGAAAACGTCGAGGGCCACATCTCGATGGGACTCTCCACAGTCATCAGCGACTTGGAAGAGTTGGGTTACCAGTGTTCGTGGGGCATATTCAGCGCGGAGGAATGCGGTGCGCCGCATCGCAGGAACCGAGTCTTCATCGTTGCTACCGACACCGTGTGCGAACGAGGACAGCTTTCGGTTGAACGGATCAAGTCAGCAATCCAAGACATTGGAAGCGATGGCTCGGCGGGGGGAATTGAGTGGGCCAACTTTCGTGGCTGGTCCATTGAACCCGTCGTTCGTCGAAATGATGATGGGAGTTCCAATCGGGTGGACCGCTTGCGACTCCTCGGAAACGGCGTCGTCCCAGCAACCGCCTCTCTAGCATTCAAAACCCTGCTCTCCGCCATCCACACACCATCCAGCAATCAAACGCGCTCCTAGGGCCATTCCCGCTCCAGCAATCCACATCCTCCATCCTCCATCCAACCCGATACTTCGCAATCAGTGGGGGTCCTTCGAAAAATGCCGCCGTCGCGGGGGGCGTAAGTCCCCCAGAGCGTAGCGGCGATGCATTTTTCGACTCCCTTTTAAGGGAGTGAAATACTCCCTTTTAGGGGAGATAGCGGGAGGGTATGCTAACTTTCTGGGAAGCACGTTCGTAGTTCACTCTTATTCTTTTGACATCCAGTTTTGAAGCGAGTTAGCTTTGGTTCCCATGAGTTACTTAGACAACGGTTCCACCCTCCGCGCCACCTTCCGATTGATGCCCCCGAAGAGGCATGATGTTGACCCCTCCAAGAGTGAAGTTCTGGCCCACATAATGGAGAGCATGAACTCGGATCTTGGCCGGGCGATCCGGGCGTTCAATTCGATGCGGCATATCAAGAGCGCGGTATTGATATTCGATCGTATCCATCGCCAGTGGCGTGGTTGTGATTGGATGCCGCCCGAGGAGAAGGACAAGGTGGCATTGCTGAGTGCTGCGGTGCTGGAGTTGAAGCGCGATCTTGCTGCGCTGAGATCCGAGATGCGGAAGAAGCTGTCCGGTAGCAGGAGAAGGTCCGGTGGCAGGGCGGAGCCGGAACCGGAGCCGGAACCCGACATTGATCCCGAGGTCATGGAGGCAGAGAAAAGGGCCTCTGAAGCCCGCAAGGCTATGCAGAAGGCCCGTGCTATAATTGAGGACGAGAAGTGGAGGGATTCTATGCTCGCCGCCCTCGCTGAGGGCGATACGGCTTCTTCTCCTTCAGTTCCGCCCCAGTGAACGCGAATGGGTTGCACTCTTCCCACTGAATCCCGGTGGCTGAGTGCTGTACGTTGAGAATGGGGGATTCGAGTCCAAGCCTTGATCCCCGCTTGCAGAAGGCGAGCTGAAACCTTCTAGGCTTGAATTGGCCTACTTCATGGAGAACCGCTATCTCCCGCGCCCAGTTGGCGAGTTCGGAGGAGCCGAATCCGGCGTGGGCGAGTTCCATAGTGGTGAGTGGTTCTCCGTTCTCTTTGCGCTGAGGCTTGGAGACATGGTGCATCCAGATCCAAGCGACCTTGGTCTCGTGCAAGATGGGTTGGAGCTTGTTGCGAAGGAACACGCTTACCTCGGACTGATCACTGAGATCTCCTCCGAAGTAGGAGAACAGGGGGTCTGCCACTATGAGATCCAGCTTGGATCGGTGGATGAAGCGTCGGGCGTATGCGAGGAACTGTTCACCGGTACGGACTGTCTCGGTGCGGAACTCTAGGTTGGTGTTGAGGTGGCGCATCTGATCTCCGGTGAGGCGCATGGTATGTGTCACCCCTCGGAAGGCTTCCGCGAGGTCGCCCTTGTCGTTCTCTGCTTGAATGACTCCGATCTTCAATGGCTTCACCGGTTTGATGCCGAAGAAGTCGATACCGAGGCACCACCTGATGATGATCTGCATCATCAGTGATGACTTCCCAATGCCGGTGCCACCGCTGATGATCATGGATGAGCCGCGAGTGAGCCATCGATTGCCGATCAGGTTATCGGGATCTTTCTTTGGATCAAAGTCCATGAGGTCTTTGACCGTGACCACAGTAGCTTTGTCATCATCGGTCTCACGATCCGTGAGCCATTCTTCCCATGAGTTCGCACCCAGGTTGTTGGCCAACAGCTTCTGCTTCTGATCTCCGCGCCATGCTCCGGGTAGCCGGGAGAAGCGTGATGGATTCTTGTTCTTGGGATCGACGCCGGGGATGGACGAGTAGATGAGATCCC